GCCTTATTGTTGTCCCAGTTATATGCCCTGCCATGCCCACTTGCCAGAATGAATATATTTACATCTCCGGTTCCGGTCTTACTGCGCCATTCTGCCAGCAGGTCCATTATGGCCCGCAGTTCTTCCTCGGGGTTGTACATTTCCCCGCCTCCTTTCACAGCTCCACCCCCATTGCCAGTGCCATGACCACAATGGACACCATCCACATTCCCAGCAACCATATAACCGCCGGCACAATCCATGTCACGGCATCTATAATCTGCCAGTATAGGCGCCTTAGCCGTTTAAGTATCCACTTGGCCAGCCGTATCCACGGACCATTTCTGCGCTGCCGTACTTCGATTATCCGCTCCCGCCCCATGACGTGTGTCAGTACCACTGTGGCCGGTCCCGCAAAGTCTACCCTCCATCCGGGGTATCGGATGGCCGCCTCGGCACGGATGGTTAACTCGGTTGTTTTATTCACATTCTATCCTCCTCTATACTATTGCCTTCCTTTTGAACCCGTACTTTCAAGTACGCATTGGAATAATCCTTACCCTTAACAAAGCCCTCATTATCGTTTCAAACCATGCGCTGAAACGTTTTTCAATTTCCAGCCCGGCATGTAAGTCTCTTGCGGATACAGTGGGTTGCTCAGTATCATAGTTGATTCTGATTAATTTATTCACTACCAAGTCCTCCTTTTAAAGTTCCTTCCCCACCTCATCATGTATACGTCCAATGTGCTTATCCAGTTTTGGTCGATATATATGATATTCTCCCTGTTTTTTACCAGTCCTCTCCTTGGGAATATAGTCCCCTATGTCAAAAAGACCTTTCCTCATATGTTCTCTTACTGCCTGACTTGACATTCCCAACTCCTTTGCAGCATCTTTCACGCTAACCCGCTCGCACATCCTCATCCTCCTTTTCATATTTTATCCCCTCTCCCTATTGACACCGGTCATTGACAGAGGTACAACAATGCCGCTCGAACATATATTCCTTTTTATGCCACACCAAAATTCATCTGTGAATTGGCCCCCTCAATTAACTCCGCCAAATATATTGGAGCCTCGTAACAGTCAATTAACTCATGGGCATCTGCAATATATTTACGCTTCAGCGCTTTATATGACTTTGGACGGCCTGTGTCATCATAGATACCAAATTCCCGCTTAATCTGGTCATAGATATCCCGGTAAACCTTGGAGCGGATTTCAGTATCCTTATAGGCTTCAGATTGCTTGCCTCCCAGGATAGCGACTCCCCTACGCTTTACGTGGTTGGATAATTCGTCAGCTTCGGAACCGTACAAGGGAATCTCAAATTCAAGCTTGTCTATTCTGGTGTCCATCTGTTTAATTTCTTCATCATGTCGATTTAATACCTCTATAGACTGCTTAAGGATTTCAAGTTGGCTCAGGTGCTTCTTGACATCAAAGTATGTATCTACCAGATGGTCATATACTTCCCATGCCGTATCAGTATTCAAGGATTTGGCATGAAGAAAAGCTCCTTTTTCTGTCCAGAGGTATAATTTAGAGGCTTTCTTTGAACTGTCCTCAAATTGATGATGGTTAACAAATGCTTTCTTCTCTTCTCCATCCAGACAAATATAATGTTTTCCTTCTACATATCTATCTTTATTGCGATTAAAGTTATTAGAAATCACTTTTGTATCTGTCCCATATGCCTCAGCAATCTGCTGTGTTGTAAGAACCCGAATATCTCTGTACTCTGCAACTGTTATATTATCCATTCTTTTTCCTTTCTTCCTCCTTGGAATTATTCCTAGATAAGTTATAGATCCTCTTCTTTCCTTTTTTATCCCCTCCCTATTGACACTTATCATATATAGGGGTACAATTACCACATGCATGAGAACATATGTTCTTAATTGTTAAGGAAATAATCAAGTGGAACATCGAAATAGTCTGCGAGAATTTGTAGCTTATCAACCTTTGGTTTGCTTATACCACGTTTCCAGTCAGATAAAGATGACTGAGCAATTCCTGTTGCTAGAGAGACTTTGTAAGAGGTGAGATTTCTTTCAGAAAGTAATCTCTCAAATTTTTCGTACAAAAAATAACACCACCTTTCCTTTTAGTATTGTATTTACTTCGGAAATATGATATACTTTATTTGTCGAACGAAGTATATCAATTTTATAAAGCATTTTTCATACGAAGCGTTTTTTGTCTTTGGTTCGCTCTTCCGAAGTATGGTTATACTATAACACTTAGGATTGAAGCAGTCAAGCTTTTTTGAGACGTTTCTACGAAGTATTGCTTTTTTGTGAAAGGTGAATAAAAATGTACGAAATATTTGAGCAACTTTTACAGAAATACAATATCACTGCATACAAATTTTGCAAAGAAACTGGAATATCTCAATCCACTATCAGCACATGGAAAAGCAAAAAAAATTTAGTCAGTCCAGAGATAGGAAAAAAAGTAGCTGATTATTTTGGAGTATCACTTGACTATTTAATGACAGGAAAAGAGGAAGCAGAAGAAAAGAAAAATCCTTATAGCGATTTGAAGGGCATATACCTGTCTTATGCCAAGGAAGCCCAAGACAGTGGAATCGACCCGGACGATATCCGCCTCGCTCTTGATACTATAAGGAGGCTAAGGGGTGAGAAGTAGGATTGAACCAGAATTGCAAGCAGGAACTGTATAAAGATGTAATACGTATCAAACGATTTATGGGGTTTAAGGATTATCAATATGGGATTAATCTTGTAAAGGAATATGAAAACTTCGGGATACTGACAGAGGCTGTTCCATTTAAGACCCACGCCTTACGCGGTATGGCCGCCATCGGGGATAAGCCACAGCCAGATGTAATATTATTAAACAGTGCCAGGACTCCATGGGAACAGAACTTTGACTGTGGTCATGAAACAATACATCTGGCATTGCATAGACATACTGGGAAATCCACTTTCAATTGCTATAGCGATGTATCACCGAATCAGGACCCTTTTCTGGAATGGCAGGCGAATGAGGGGTCGGCTGAATTCTTTATGCCGCATAGGATGTTCGTCCCACTGCTTCATGATACAATCGGAAATAGACCAACCAAATCATGCATAGATTCTTTTGTTAACCTGGCATGTGATACGTATATCGTTCCGGAAATGGCTGTGCGATATCGTTTGGAGAATCTAAAATATGAGATTTATCAATATTATGCCGGCATAGACTTATACGATATTAAAATTCTGTCAAAAAAACAACAAGAGAAACAAGGCTTGTTCCTGAAATCACTAAATACAATATCAGAAACCGAAATATTTGATATTCATGACTACATATACGAAAAAAGCCACTCCTGTTGGCGCAGGAATGACTTTTCACATAGATTCTCTACCGGATGCTCCGGAAGATATAACTTTGCTTAACAACCAAATTATATCATTCCTGGAGTGCTCTGGCAAGGGGCGTATTTTTTATACCCAAAATTAGAAAGGATGATATAATGGCCAAACGTACTAAATACCCAAAGCTCCCTAATGGTTTTGGAACTATCCGTTATCTTGGGAAAAATCGCCGTAATCCTTATGCCGTCCACCCTCCAACTACTGAGTTTACCAAAAATGGTGTTCCCCTTCGACCACCTTCCCTGTGCTACGTAGACGCATGGATAAAAGGCTTTACAGTCTTGGTAGCACTTAAAAGCGGTACATATTACCCTGGATATGAGAAAACCATTGAGATAGAAGATACGAATGACCTAAAAGGCTTGTCTCAGAAAATCCTGGCTGACTATAATCGCTTTAGAAATCCAGATAAAGAAGATGATGAGAAAACCTTCAAGGACGTCTATAATGACTGGTATGCCTACAAGTTTGAACGTGACCAGAGCCGTTCTTACTCACCTCACACGCTTGATGCTACAAAAGGTGCATTTAAACGTTGTAAGATACTGCATGAAAAAGTATTTAGTACAATAAAATATGATGACCTGCAAAAGTTAATTGATGATTGTCCTCTTAGCTATGCAAGCCTTGAGCAGGTAATCAATCTGCTCCATCAGATGTATGCGTATGCAAAAATCTACCATTTGGCAGACGAAGATTGTTCTTTATATTTAAAGATTAACAAGCCTGATACAGAGAAGCATGGAGAGCCCTTTACAAATGATGATTTAAAAATACTTTGGGAAAATAAGGATGATGAAGATGTGGAATTTTTATTAATCATGTGCTATTCTGGCTTTAGGATTGCTGCGTATAAAACCATGGAAGTTAATTTGGAAGAAAAATACTTCTGCGGAGGGGTAAAGAATAAATATAGCAAGAATCGAATCGTTCCTATTCATTCCGGTATCCTTCCTCTCGTCAGGAGCCGATTGGAACGGGATGGATGTCTACTCACCAGCGACCAGACTTTTCGCAAACATCTTGACGAGAGAAACCTACTAGGGAAGTTGGGGATTTCCCACCATACCCCACATGACTGTCGGCATACATTCTCCAGGCTCTGTGAAGACTATAGGGTAAATGAGAATGACCGTAAGCGCATGCTAGGCCATTCCTTCGGAAATGACATCACCAACAAGACCTATGGACACCGTAGTCTGGACATGTTACGAAAGCAAATACAAAAAATAAAGGTTCCAAAGACTAACAAAGAGTGAGGTTTAATTGTGAACGGTTAGTCACACGTTAGTCACAAATTCTTGAAAAACAACGTAAAAACGTTACATTTCATGGCACTTCCTATAATTAATACTTATCCTCCCCTTTTTTCCAGGTTCGCCGCAAGGTTGCGGTGGGCCTGGATTTTTTCTGCCCCTTGGCGCTGCCCCGCTTGTCCATGTCTGCCATTGAGGCTTCTGCATCCCAAGCCTCAGCCAGGCAGGGCACCGTAAACCGGATATGCCATAAGCCCCCAAAAACCTTTTGGGGGAATTTTAATAAAAATAAGCCTTCCGGTGTATATTCACGGGAAATAGGGCAATAATGAGAGTGTTAAGAAAATTCTTAATACTTATCCTCCCCTTTTTAGGACCCCGTATATGAAATATGTGCGGGGTTTCTTTTTTGTGAAACAGCAAAAGACAAAAACAGCCCAGGGCGTGCAGGGATAACCATTCCCGTCACCTGCACGCCCTAAAGACTGTCAAAATAAAAATAATTGGTACTTAATATGCTGATAGTGACATAGGGATCATTGAGGCTCTGCTTCACATCAAGGATTACCCTGCGTATCGCGTCAAAGAATGCCTCTTTGTCCTCATAAAGCACAGGATTGCGGGTTGCTATAATCCTTACG